CAACATCACTCTGTGACCGGTCCGTCACTGTCTGCATCCACACCAGCATAAGCAACCACCTCACTTTTCAGACGTTCATTTTCTTCTTTTAAAGCTTCATTTTCCTTTGCGAGCTTCAGATTTTCTTTTCTGAGTTCGTCGTAATAAGGATTAATTGGATTGTAATTCATCAGATCAGTACATCTCCTCCCGTATATAATTCAACTCCGGCGAAGTAATTTTCCGTAACAACTACTGAATACCCCATGCACGTTGCCGTTGCGATAAATCCACCGGTCAAATCAAGCGTCTGGCTTTCAATCAATGTTGTCGATGTCTTGCCACCGATGGAATTTATATTCGCCCAATTTCCTACCTGCTCTAAGTCAACCAGGTACTTCATTCCCACCTTTTTTCTCAAGGCATGATAATCCAAAAGATAAGCGGCGATATCAGGTAATATATCAGCATTATAAATGGTGCATCCACTGTACTTCTTTATATTTTCTGTCTCTCCAGCTTCGATTTTATCCACATGTTTCTCATAAGAAAAAGTGGTATTTGCATATTTAATACCTGTGATCTGGCACTGTCCGGCATCCGGCATGTTAATGATGAGATAATTTGTTTTTACTTCTTTCAGCGTGCCGACACTTGCCGTGATGGACGATGGAAGATATGGACTTGAGAATGTGATCTTGGTATCTCCGGCCGGCAATGTTTTCTTATAAATGTCTGAGTTTTTTTCTTCCAATGCATAGTTTTTCATCTCAATATTCACACCAGAGATATATTTTTCAAGAGATACTTTCGTATTTCCATTAAATTTGCGATCCGTCCCGACAGTGGATTTCACATATCTGTCTGGCTTATAAACCTTGATGGTATCGCTCCGGCTGTCATCTGCAACCGCTCCACACGCAAAGCATACCTGTTGCAATGCCTTACGGCACGTCTGGATGGCTAAATAGCCACTTAAAAGTATGTTGCCGACTTCTTCATCAATCGTATATTTTTTGATACCGGCAGTGGCAAATATCGCATTCAGTATCACTTCTGCACGGACATTGTTATATACCTGTCCGTCATAAAATGTATACTTATCTAATAACCCAACTACATCAATCAACTTAAATTTTGCAATATTCTTTGAAAAAGAAAAATCGTCGATGAAGAATGCTCCCATAGGAATCATGTTTCCGTTATTAAACTCTGACAATGTGACTTCCTGCGTTTTCTGCACACTCTTCCATGCTCCGTTTTCGTTTTCTGCGTCAAAGTCATTATTCATATCAACAATTGAAATATCCGCTTCGTTGATAGACAAGGTTGCAGAGGTCACATCAATGTCCTCTTGCACCTTGGCTGTCTGGATCATGTCTTTATCCCACACGATATATTTTCCATATAAAATATACTGAAGCTTAATATATCTCTGTGGAAAAGCTGTCTTTACAAATTCAATATCGATTTTTCCATAATTCTGCACCTGATTATTGCAAACATAAATGAGACTGTCCGGGTAAAATGTCTCTGTGATTAATTTTGTACCGGAGATTGTATACCATGTGATTTTCAACTCTGCTGGTGGCTCATCTTCAAAATAAAGTGTGATCGCTGCGGACGTGTGCTGTTCTTGGAACGTGACTGTAATCTTAGGATCTGTTTCAAAAGTACAATCTTCCTTCGATAACGCATCATTCCAAAATGCAATGTCTTTCGGATTTTCCGTCAATACGCTTTTACTTCCATCTAGCACAAATTGGTTCAGTTCAAAAGTCCCATAACTTTTCTGTTCCGTCTGTTCTGCAAATAACTCTATTGAACCTATGCCCTGGTTATCATCTGTCGTGACCGAAGCATCCGCAAGTGCGGTAACATCTATAAATTTCATTTCTGCCCTGCAATATGTTCTCATAAATGCCCCCTTACGGTGTCCTTGATGGTTTCTTGCTCGTCATTTTCCAAGACAAGCCTTTATACTGCGCTCCGCTGTCCAGTACCTTTTCTACTTCATCTTTAATAGAGGAAAAATACCCATAAAAATCAAATTGCTTACTAGCATCCGGTAGTAATACATGATGGAATCTGTTATCGCAATCCGTGATATGATCTATCAGCCTGTCATACATTTCTGCATCATCGATCGTTCCAATTGAGATCGTATAATTCTTATAAAGTCCGATGGTCTCGTTTTTCATGTCGCCGTCCTCTGTCCTCTCTGCATACTTTTCCAGAAAGTCCAGTGTCCTCTGGATAGACACCAGAGGGATATTATATGTAATTCCATCAATGATAAGTCCTTGTGTATACTTATGTACCATCTTATCCCTCCGCTATACCAAGTCTTATTTCTTCGTCCTGCAAATATGGCAGATTGATTCTTGCGAACTCTTTACCATCCACCGCCAGTACTACTGTCTTTGCACCGCTATAGTCCGGCATTTTGCTTGCAAGCTTCGATGCAAGGTCGTCCATCCAGCCGGTGTTATTTTCAAGTGGCAGGATAGCTTCTCTTCCGGCTTCTCCGATTTCTGCAAGTGTCCTTCCGGTTGTTACGCCACCGTTGGCAAGACGAGGCAGATTTACAGTAGGAATTGTCGGAATACTTGGATGCCATGATCCGCCACCCAAAAAATCAGGTAAATCAAATCCAATGCTGTTAAAGCCAGAAATTAATGAATTGATACCATTAATAACACGGTTTACCATATTTTCAAACATCTGGATAACACTGTTCACAAAATCTTTTACCGATTTTTCTGTCTGGCGTAATGCTTTGTCTGTGTCTTTCGTAAGTAATGCATGAATTGCGGCGAATACAAGTTTTACCCCTGCCAGCAAAAAATTGATCAGATCTAAAATAAAATCGACGCTGTCTTTTATATTCTGGCTCAGGGTTTTAATAATCGGCAGAATTACCGGAAGCACATTTTCAATAATCCATGCAATAATCGGCTGTAAAATATTTGTCCATAAATCGTTCAGTATGTCTATCACGATTCCCATTATTTCGAAAATATTATCAAACACAGGCTTTAAATGATTTTCATAGGTATCCTCAAACATTAACGCCAGATTCTGTAAAATAGGCTGCACATAAGTGTTCCAAAATTCAAGAAATTTTTCTATTAATTCTGACATTCCATTTTTTACATTTTCGATAAACGGATGAATGTGTTCATCGTACAATTCTGTGATTTTATCGGTCACATGCTGTACACCGTCTGATATAGTCGTTGTCAAATCCGCAATCACACCAAGAAGTCCATCCAAAGCATCTTTTAAAGCATCCTGATTTTCTACAAAAGGTGTCACGATGCAATCGATAATATCTTTTCCAAATTTTGCCGCATTCTCCGTAACCATCATGAATGCATCCGAAAAAATCTGAATCAGGTTTGCTGTTATCTGCTGTCCATTTTCATCCCCAAATACAGAAAATACATTTGCGAATGCATCTGCTCCCTGTGATGCCAACACTGAAATATCAGATGCTATATCAAACATGTCGATAATATAATTTTTTATATTTTCAGAATTACTTTCAAGATAAATAGATATCCCACCAAGAAGATTTTCTGCTATGGTAGCACCTATGCTTACTACAGATGCCGAAATGCTTCCAAGTGACCTTGAAAAAGTCATAGCAAAATTATCAACAGATGCAGAAACTTCACTATCTGAAAAAATATTTAAAAATGAATTCTTTATGCTTTCTATACTGGATTTAATATTATCAAATTGTAAAGAAACATCTAAATTGTTCCATGTTTCATCCCATCCATTTTTTATAGAAACTTTTAATTTTTTTAAATAATCTATAAATGGCTGGATTTTATCTGATAATTCTTTTCCAGTAGGGACTTCTTCATATAAATCAGATTCGCCACTACCAGTTCCACCACTACCGCTTCCAGAATCATTTTTCTGCAATACATTCAAGTCATCAAAAGCCGCCAATGCTCCAGCTGCTTTTTTGGCAGAACCGGCTGTTTTATCAAGAGATGCCGCATAGTCTACCTGCTGCTTCTTTGCCTTTGTCCAAGTGCTTTTTCCGCTTATAGCCGCAATAAATCTATTCATAGCATTAATGGCATTTGTAAGCCATGTGCATAAGGTTACGATTGCTGGTGTCAATGCAGATATGATAGGCGCTGTCAATGCTCCAATAGAATTTTTCAATGTAGCCGAAGCACTTGCCATTTCAGACATTTTTCCATTAAATTCAGAAGAATACTTCGCCATGTTCTGTATACCTTCTGTAAATGCTTTAGATATGGTCTGAGATACTTTCATAACCGCACCGAATATTGCAAAACTAATTACGGTCTGCTTTATTCGTTTCGCCATGTCAGATATTAAGCCAGAGGATTTTTTTGCTGATTTTCCTACTTTTTCAATGTCTTTCGCACCAGCACCAATAGATTTCTCATTGACAACGGTTTCTCTCATCTTCTGATTTAATACGTTTTGCTGATCTGTGATGCCTGCAAGCTTGTTGGAAAGCTTTTTGTATTCTTCTGTTTTTGTAGGATCGGAATATGCTTTTCCGGAGCTTTCGAGTTCCCTCATCTGCGCCTTAACGTTTGCGGCTTCTTTTCCCGTTTCTGCCATTTTGTTCTTGAGGTCTACCCATTTTGAGGAAAGCGTTTTATCCGATCCTGTTTGCTCCATGTCTTTTATTTCGCCGCGAACGTACGCAATCGATTTAGATAAATCTTCTACATCATATTGCATTGCTTTGTATGTCCGGCTCTTTTTGTTTCCTCCTGTAGCAAGGAATTTTTCCTGCTTGTTTTGCACTTGTGACAGTTTGGATCGCAATTCTTCCAATTGCTTTGTTGCTTCTTTGTACTGCTTTGATGGCGTATATTTTTCTGTTTCTTTCAGTTTTTCCGAGAGATTCTGACCTTTTGATACTAAAGTGTCAAACTGTTTGCCTAAGTTCTTATATTCTTCGGTTGGGATTTTTGCTTTTGCAAGCTCTCTCATTTTTTCCGATACATTGCTAGCTTCACGTGCAAGCTTCTGAAACTGTGATTCCATCTGCATGAGCTTACTTGATGCTTCTCCATTTTCAATTAATGTTTTGATTCTGATTTCACCATCATATTCAGCCATGCTAAAAACCTCATTTCTTAAACTGTTTCAATGCTTCCTGTTCTGTTTCTTTCTGCTTTCTTATTTCTTCCATCATGCGATCGTAATCGTCTATCTTTTCTTTTTCTTCGCTGGTATACTCTTTTTCTGGCTGTTCCAGAGCATATTTATTTTGTGCGTTTTTGATTGCATCTTTTTCCTTAGAACTCATGTTCTTTTCAATTTTCTTCTGTCGAATCTCAATTACCTCCATGAGAGAAGATAATCTTCTTGGCATATTCCATATCAAGCCATTAAATTTCCACCAGTGCATATCTGCTACGGACAAATCAATACCGTATATCTGCAAAAAATCTGCGTATATTCTCCATTGATCTACATCATAGTCAATAAAACGCTTTGTATTTTTACTACTGCCGGTATTGTCGTGATACCATCCGTTTAAATACCAAGAAATACATTCATTTAACTCATGGTACTGTGGATGGTCTCTAAGTTCTCCGTATTCATCAGAGAACATAAGATAAAGAATAGAAGTTGTTTTCTCATACTCATTCATTTCTTTGTCATATTGCAAAATATAAATCTGCATACCTATGCGGAAATCGGTATTTACTTTGTATCCGTTCCATTCAGTAGGCAAATTGTCAAGCATGACATTGTTCATTATTTTGCCCCACGTCTTCTTACATTGTATCTGTTCTGCACCTGTTCAAAACGTTTATTGAAAAGCTTATTCATAACAGGGATAACCTGCTCTACAAACTCCACGATTGCAAGTTCATCCGGGACAATATCTCCGTAAATCTGTTTCATGGCATCTTCGCCAAACAACCCATCTATACTTTCCGTAATCTGCTTAAGATATTTCACACGAATGCTGTTCAGTTCTAATGCTGCATCCACATTAATATCATCCACATTCGTATCGTCTTTGTGGTTCTTTCTCCATTCGGCGGCTTCTTTTTCACAGTTCTGAGATATATTATTTAATTTATCAATTACACCTGCAAACTTCTTAGCTGTGTCTGCATTCGCTGTATCTACTGTTATAACTGTAATAAGATCTCCGTCTTCGTCTTTTATTGCAATTTTTTTTATGCCACTGCTTAATTTAATTTCTTCCATTTTTAACATCCTTTCCTAATGTGGGACACCAAGGAAAGGTAGGCATCCCACATATGCTAATTTTTAATTAACACCTATGAAACTGGGTAATCTTCATCCAAAGCCAAAGCGCTTACTTTAGGCGCCCATGTGAACGATCCATCACCAGCAATAGTGATTGTTCCAAGTTCTACATCTCCATTTCCATTAATCTGGACTGTAGACTTTAAAATATCACCACCTGCTCCACCAGTGCTTGATGCACATACAGTTACTGGGACACGGATACAATCGCCGGATCCGCTTGTAATATCAGCTTTAAAGAAGCGATAATAATATGTCTCGCACTGATCTCCTGTTGGAAGTTTTTTAAAAACATCATTAAACACTGTCTGCATTTCATCTGACAAATGTTCTCTTTCTGGAGACATTGAAAATGCATACCCTTTTACAGAGTTGCTTGCATTTTTCATGTTTACGTACTGTGTGCTTTCTGTGTTAGGTCCCCAGTCTTCAGAAAGCTCTGTGAAACCATCACCCATTTCAGCAAGCTTTTCACTTTTTCCACCCATAAGGCTTCCAATATCCAAAAGTGAGACCATGTTAGTTCTGTCTTTTGCCATGAGTATTCCTCCTATTTTTTATAAAAATATTTAAGCTGCATATTAATTGCTAATTCTGTTGTTTTCCCATCTGCTGTACCGCAAAATACATCCGATGTGCGGTTGATTTGTTCTACAACAAAATTTTTATCTTTTAATGTAAATTCTCCACTTTCAAGGAACTTTGCAATATTTTCAAGCAGATTGCTTGCTGCAATATTATCCTTGTTTGTTGTTGGATTGCTTTTGTATACGATCTGGAACGTCATTTGTCCGACATAAGAACCGCTGACATATTTTTTCAAATAAACTGGATCCTGCGCCGGAAAAACTCCAATAGACTGAGTATCTTTTATGCTGTTCCATAAGATTGTTGAATTTGATGGTTTGAAACCGGGCGGAAAATCTGGATAACTATTTATCATATCAAGAATAGCTCTTTGCGCCGTTTCTGCATCTGATACAAGCATTATTTTTGGCTTTTCATCCAAATCATTTACCTCCAATCTCAAACCTTGGTATAAGGCTGTAAACACCGATAGTATTCACTTTGTAGCAATTCCCTTTTTCATTTACCATGTACTGGAAGAATTTACCCGGATAATCGTCTGAATTAATTAATCCAACCGGCAATTCCCTATCAATGAGAAGTTCATCTTTTTTTGCAATCACTACGAAGTCAAAATCATTACTTCTTAAAGTGAAATGCTTTATCTTTTCTTCTTCGCTCATGTTCTCCCAGTCTGGCGGATTAGCATAATTCAATGTGCCATCATTCGGGATTTTTACAAGAAAACTATCTGCATCTTTCATTCCAGATTTGTTTATGTTCTCTGCCTGTGTAAGCTCGATTCTTACATTTTCAAATAGAGTACCGAAATAATATTCAGTTTCTAAAGTGTCGTTGTAATGCCTGTTATATAAAACCACGGCATCTTTATATCCGATTCCCATAAGCTAAACTCCCATGTACAAAAGTTTTTCATGCCTTGAATCAACCATTCCGGTTAGGTAATTTGATGCAATATCGTAGCACTTACTATTAAGTGCCATTTCTGATTTTGCAATTTCTACCAATGTTGAAGAAGATGCTCCGGCATCATAAGATACTGATTCACTTCCAGAAGTCATGCTCTTAATCATTTTCCCTTTTACAGTTCCGTCCGTATTTGAAATAACACCAAAGTTATTAACTGCCGCGGAGTACTCAGATACATTCTTTAGCAATTCAGCTATTTCGCAGGTGCAATCTTTGATATTATCCCACCATACATCCTCTGATTCTGGCTGAGGATAAAACACAATCCTGTTTGATGTGATCGCATTGATTCTTCTTTCTGCTTTTCTTTCATATGGAGCAAAGTCTTCTTCGTTTTCGAACAAACTTCCACCATATTTAGTTTGGTAATATTCAAAATCTACATATGACATTGCTCCACACTCCTTATTGCTGTGATAAGATTTCGCTGATAATATCAGCTTTCTTTGTTGCGGTCAGTGAATACCCTTTACTCTCTGCCAGTGCCTTAATTTCTGCAACTGTACGAGAGTTTAAGTATTCTTCCGTAAGTTCCCCACTAGCATTTACCGCCTGTGTAGTGGGATCTATTCCCCCGGTGTGATCGAAACATTAGCTACTGCGTCAATGTACTCTGCAAAAAGTACAAATCCTAACAGCGCATAAGTTACGCTGGTTGCGCAATCGTAATCGCCTTTTACCTTAAATCCGATAAGGTTTGTTTCTCCGCTGACAGTGTAAGAAAGACCGGCTTTCTTGAAATCTGCGTCAGATGGATCTACATAATAAGCAACAATGTTGTTTACAGCTGTTGCCAGAACTTTTCCGGCTGGGATTTCGTTGTCAGAGCAAAGGATCATAATGTCTGCTCCGAGGAATCCCTTGATATAGTTAAGTCCGAAGGCTGTCTGCAAAGTAATGTTTGAATCTCCAAGATAATCATAGAAATCCATAATATTTACAAACACTGCAACTCCTGTAGCAGTTCTGTGCATTGACTTGAACTTATTCTTGACAGATCCAATGGATTTAGCTACAGCCATCTGAAATGTTTTTGCAGTGTTTGTAAGTGTACCAGTTTTCAGATAGTTGTAGAATTTTGTTGTAATTCCATCCTGCAGGTCTGTCTGGAACTCTTCATCTGTCATTTCACAAGCTACTTCATATCCATGATTCTCGACAGCTTCGATAGAAACTTCTTTTGCATATTTTCCAAGAGTAATCTCTGAATAAGGTTTCTCTTTTACCGTGTAATGTGTTCTTGGAATCACATCACCTTCTGCTACAGTTTCACTCGCTAACGTTCCTTCTACATATTTGCTTTTAAGAACAGTTCCAGGCTGTTTTCTAATTGCTCTTGAAATTCCAAGAATTTCTCTTAAAGCTTCCCAGTTTCTTTCAAAAGATGTAACAAAATCAATTTCCCTTGCCGTTACATCAATGTCTCCTGTTGTAATCAGTCCTGCGTTTGCTGCAAAGAACTGCAAATTTGTGTTCATCGTTAATCTGTTTTTGTTCATATAAAACTCCTTTACTGTTGGAATAAAGAAATGTTTTCGGCAATTGCTTTCTGACGTTCTGATCTATCTTTGATAGATAAAATGCTCTCTCTTGTTGCATGCTTATCACCACCGGGATCATTTTCATTCGGCTTTGTAAAACGCGCCGGCGGATTCTGCTTATTTACAAATGCATTTGCATCTGTCTTTTTAGCTTCTTCAATAAGATCACTAAACCCTATCAGTTTTCCGTTTCTCACGCTTACGCTTTCGGAAATGTCTTTCATAATGGCTTTCTTTGCAGATTCAGAAGTAAACTCGATTTCCGAAAATGCTTCTTTCAAAAGTTCATCCTTCTCATGCTCTGCGATTTTGGCTTCATAATCTTTTTTGGAATCCTCTGCCTGTCTCTTCCAGTCATCACGCTCTTTTAAAATGTCTTCCGGGCTTTTTCCATCCAACCCTTCAAGCATTTTCTCTGCTGATTCTGCACGGGTTTTCCACTGTTCAGATTCTGATGAAGCCTTATTAACCTTGTCTTCCATTTCTTTCTTGGAATACAGCTCTTCACCCATACTCTTTTTAAGAGACTCTTTCTGTTCGTCTGAAACTTCAATTCCGAGTTTCTTTAATTCGTTTGCTACGTTTACCATGTTTCTACCTCTTTCTTTCCAAGTTGTTACTCCGGTCAGTCCGGCACGAATGAGTTGCTATTTACTCCATAGCTGGCAATTGGGAATGAAGGAATCGAACCCTCGACAACCCGGATATAAGCCGTGTCTTCTTCCACTGAATTAATTCCCAAAAATAAAAAAGCACGCCCAAAATAGGACGTGCCACGCATCATCCCATAATTATTCTAGGTTAGCGAACAGAATCCCTTTTTCTGTCCGGTACTTTTAATATTCTTTTCAATATATATTTTAACCTATTTTAAACAACTTTTTGTACCATTTTAAAAAGGGCAGATTGCTCCACCCCTCTTTGCTATTTCCCACCGAAATACCTTCTAAGTACTTCTTTTTCTTCTTCCACAATGCAATCCTTTCTTAATCTGTTGCACTGGTCGTATATATACTTTCCGTACTCTTCTAATTTGGCTATCATTGCATTTTTATTTTCCAATGTAGGATTTTTAATGTATTCTTTTTTAAGTCCTATATAGTCCTCATACTGCTTTATAACATCCATTTTCAATTACCCCATTTAAAATATCATCTGCTATGCCAACGACTTCTTTTCCATAAAGAGACAGAAAATCCGCTACGATTTCCTCTACATCTATTGGAATTTGGCAGTCATATGAAAATGAAGCGCAGTGTACCAACTCATGAGATAGAACTCGCTCTAACAGACTTCCGCTTAATGAATTTGACAAATAAACCTTTCGTGTGTTCCAATCTGTAACACCAAGTGTAATTGTTCCATCTGAACGCATCAAGCATTCACTATTAGGATTTACATATAAAATATTCCATTCAACATCATTGATTTTAAACACTGCGCTCACCTCTTAGATTTTCTGTAACATCATCTGTAATTCATTTCTCCACATCTGCTTTTCTTCAGGTGCTGCATCTGATGTCATTTCAGTAATATCCATCTGCATATCTCGCAAGTAATCTTTTCTTGCTTTTGCACGCTCTTTTTTATCTTCCTCTGAATTGCCATGATGGTTTTCTCTGGTCTCCATATAAGTACGTCTGGAAATACCGGCTTTTCCCTCTCTGGAATCCCTCTGATATGATCTATCTCCCATCATTCCTGTATCTGTATACATCCTTTTCAGGTCTTTCTTATCCATGTCTCTCATGTGCTCTGTATCTTCGTAATCATCCGGGTACATGTGATAATATGGTGGCTCATCATATCCTCTTCGTTTTCCTTTGCCCTTAGGTGCGAATCTTCCATTAGCATAACGATACTGATCATAATATCTTCGGTCATCCTCATACTCTAAAAGCTTTTCCATGATATCTGCTTCGTCCGCTTCGTTCATTGCCTTAGTAATTGTGGCATAATACTCTGCTTCTGACAGATCCTTTATCATGTCGATCACTTCTCCCATTTCTTCTGTATTGACATTCTCAATCCCTTTTTCAATCTCACATAAGGATTTTTCAGCAAGGCATTCAAGCATTTTATGAATTCTTTCAATATGCATATACTAAGCCTCCCTTACTACAATTAAATTACTGTTCTGAACCTCGATAGTCTGTCCGGATGTATTCTGAACCGCTATTGCGCTGCAGCATCCACAAGGAACATCTACATAAACCTGTGCAGATACATTGAATAAGTTTTCTACTGCCGCAGGTGTTACGATCATTCTTGTAGACTGTAAAGGTTCTCCGTCAATTGCGATTGCAAGAGAAATAGCTTCCACCGTTCCGCCGGTTGGAATCTGGATATTTCCACTATAAGATACAAGGAATCTGGCTTTGCACTGGTTTGTGATTCCCCTTAACTTAACTACTCCGCTTCCCTGTCTGTGAACGATGCATTTTGTTCCGCAAACCGGTGTCTCAGTAAATGCAACATCTTCTCCCTGCAGGACAGTCTGTAAAGCATTGGCTGTAAATTCTGACATAATATTTTCCTCTCTTTCAAAAATATAAGGGCAAACATTAAAGTCTGCCCTTTGTGTTTAAGTAATACTGCTATGCAGACATAATCTTGTCGATTAAGATACTTTAATTATTCAGTTGTCTAACATCCGCATCCATTGTTACAACCGCATCCATACGGAATGTATGTGTTCGGGTTTGGCACCTGGTATGCCGGAATTGGTGATGGATTAACAGCGTTGATAATATGATTTGTCTGTGCTGTCATAGCGGTAGTCAAAAGTGCGTTCTGTCTATCCTGTGATGCTGCAAGTCTCAAATCATTATTTTCTGCCTGCAACGTTGCGATCTTATCCTGGCATAAGTAGTCAAGTATCGCTCTTGTTCCGGCATTCTGGCTGTCGATAATATCTCTCGTGTTGTTGTTCATGGTGTTCTGTAATGCGCAAGTGTTCTGCGCCATGTTGAAGTTTACACCCTGGATAGCTTCACGAGTTTCGCAGCAACAATTTGCAAGCTGAGACTGAATAGCATTTGCATTCTGCATTCCTGCTACTGTGTCCGCATTAATTGCCTGCTGAATGGTGTTAAAACCTGTCAGCATTCCGTTGTTTACTGCATAAAAGCCATCACAAAGACCATTTGTAATGCCATCAAGTTTACTTATGACTGCTGAATTGTCAAATCCTCTCTGGATATCAGCCTGTGTAGCCGCAGTTGCGGTATAACCGCCACCACCATTACCACCGAATCCATAACCGCCCCATCCACCGAATAAGGCAAAGAGGATAATGAGAACCCACCAACCACCATCGCCCCATGCACCATCATTACGGTTTCCACCAGTAACGGCGGCAATGTCCGCTAAACTTGGAGATGAATTAAACATATGTGTTCCTCCTAATAAAATTTATTTATACATAATCTTGCAAGAATAGTATCAATGTTTAAACTGGCTCATGATTTCTTCCGGGTTAAGACCTTTTTCTTTGCACAAATTTCTGGCAAGCTGTTCCAGCCCTTTACTGTCTCCACGGTTCATCATGTCGAATGTATTTTTCATGATCGGATTATTTGAAAATTGAGAGTTGCTCATCATTTGACTTAATATCATCTTAGGGTTTCCACCGCACTGGATCATCTGCATTAAATTCATTCAGAATCGCTCTCTTTCTTTGCTCTGGTAGTCCTCTGGGACTGAGTTATTTTAGCTTCTATCTGGTCTAATCGCTCCATTATCGGGGCAAACAATGTTGCCGTGTCTTCTTTCGGTAATTCGTTCTGCTTTCCGTCTAGCTGCGGTTTATATGTAACTGTCTGAATAAGACCATTAGCACTCCACGATTTTATATAAACTTCTGATCCATCTGCTTTCGGGAAAATGGCAAATGGTGCATTCATGGGAACATCATTCGCTGTGACTTCCTCAACAGAATTAACCATTCTTCCACAAAGTCCAGCTTGTTGCGGCATGATCTGTTGTGGGAATTGCTGTTGAATCTGCTGTGGCTGTTGATATTGAGGATAAGAATACTGGTTATATCTCTGATACTCGTACATAATAAACCTCTCTTTCTATCTTCATTTTATTATTAACAACACAATTGAACCACCCCAGTAAAACCCCATTAAAAGGACACAAAAAAGACACCCTTAACGGATGCCTTTAATGAGGAGAAAATTATGTGAAATGTTGTCCAGTTACCTTAAGAATTTTATGTTGCATTTTGACGTTAATACGTCCTGCTGTCTTAGTTGAAACATGCATAATTTCTGCACATTCTTCCAAAGACTTTTCTTTCTTCCGTAAATCAAAGAGCGTTTCTTCTGTCGGTGTGAAATCACACAATTCTTTTATATGCTCTTTTTCTTCTTTGGTAAAGCACGTAACAATGTTTTTCATTTGCTTTACCTCATTTGGGGAGTTTCCGGCTATGACGGTGAGTTGTTGTCTCGCTTGAGTTCCACTGCATTAATTAAAGAAAGGTGGATAACCAAGTATGTATGGTTAACACATTATTATAATAACATATTATTCCATTTTCGTTGTACCATTTTTTTCAATTTTATTTTTATAAGCCGTTGCTCGACCATTTGCAATCGCAGACTGTTTTCTATTAAATCCAGACACTTTCGTTCTATCGCCTTGCAATTGAAGATCATTATTCTTACAGAATGATTGAATCCTTTTATTCTGCATTCGCAGTTTATATGCCAGTTTATCATATTGAGGTTGCAAAATCTCTTTTACATCTGTTTCGGCAATCATATCAAGTTCCTGTTTTTTGGTCATAATTTCACGCTTTGTTTTGCGAATTTCTCTTTCAAGAAATCTCTGCTTCTGCTGCAAATCATAAAGCTTCTGGCTTTCATCTGCATTTATATTCACATTTCCGTTTTCATCAAGGTACTTATTTACCATTCCTTTTCGCCACGGACCATGTGAATGTCTGCAATTATATCCGTGAAGTCCTAAGAGATTTACAACAGTTCCTTTTCCGGTTTCAGGGTCTATGGTATACCCTGTACTTTCAAGAAGATTCGGAAATCCTGGTTCGCTCCCGATTATTTTATATGCTTTTCCTTGCCAGTGATCGTGAGATGAAATCCCTGTTGGATCCTTTTTATCATATCTGGCACCCGGATGCGCTGATACTAGAACATACTCTATTTTATTTTGCGCAATATAAACGTTCGTCACTTGTGCCGCGGTCTGATTCATAGATGTGACGATGCAACATCTCACTGCCGCTTCAAGAGAACGCTTCGTTCCGGCAGGGTATTCTACCATAACACCAGATTCTGCATATCTATCCAGAACTTCGCAGACTGCACTGCTGTAAGACTGCATTCCAGATGCAACTCTATAATCAACCTCATTCAGCATATTGAGCAAGTCTTTCTGTGTCTGGTTAATGGTTGTCTTTGTCAAATTATCAAGTTCACCGGATGTCTTTATTAACTCTGCATTCATTGCAAGAATTGCCATATTATTTTTTAGCGGAGATATAATATCGGATGCTGATATCTGTGTTAAGACTTCCTTATCATCTGAGAATGATGTCATAACACTATCCCTTAATAATCTGCGAACCTCATTTCTTGACTTTCCAGACATTTCAGATATTCTTTTTACAATCTCTGTGTTATGCAGTCCCATCTGTTGGAGTTTCCACAATTCTCGATCGGCAGTTCCTGACAATTCACCGGATTTTATCAATCGTGTTGCAATGTCTGATATAATCCAATTTTCAAGATCTTGATACATTTCAACCAGTTTATCAGTTTTTCCGTAAAAATAATCCGGTCTAAGCATTATCCTTTCCCAACCTCTCTTTTAACAAGATCTATCCACTGCTTACCGTGATTTTCTTTTGCAGTTTCAAACCATTGTTTACCTGTTCCTGGTGTGTGATATTTTAATTCTGTTCCTGTCGGATACTTCTTTTCTCCACGATTCGCCCATGATCTTCCGTCTGCCGTCAAATAAAGTTCGCCTACATACTGATAATGCGCATACGGTGTGTCTACTGTAATTAATCCGGGTTCTTTTATCTGCGTCTTATTTCTCAAATCGCCCTGCTGCATAGGTGTGTATTTTCTCATGTCGTTTACAACCTGCTCATCAAGGACATTCTGCGCATTTCTTAAATTTTCATCTATTCGCTTAGTATCAAGCTTAATATTAAAGCTTCCAATGACTTTATTATATTTCATATTAACGCATCCATTTCTATCACTTTTCTAAATAAAACTTAATCGTCTCTATCGCAGTCTTTTTCTGAAGCTTTACTTGAACCATCTCCGGCGGTTCAGGTTCAGGGATAATATATCCACCTTTTAAAATACCATTTTTAGAAAGCTTCGGCAGCCCTTGAATCATTTTACTCCTCTCCAAACAAACCACCGCTGTTCCTTTCCGCATCTTCCTGCGCTCTCTCTGCAAACATAGCATCTACTTCATCATCATTAAATCCCTCGTATTCCTTAAGGTATTTACGCTTAGAATAAATACCCTGTATCATTAAATTATAAGCCCTTGATCTGTCCTGCTCAAAACTTGCAAGCAGATCTTTAAAATAAAATATGTCTTCGTCCGGTACATCATCATCCAATGCATCCACATAGCCGGTAGGGATTCCGTAAAGGTCGCAGAATACGTTGATTGCATAAATGAGATTTTTTAATGCTGTCTTTATGCTTTTCCGAATATCGTTAATCGTCTCTACAGTCTCATTATCGTCACTTTCAACCTGTGTTGCTGTCAATTTTCCAGACTTTCTATCGAGGATAAACTGCCCCTGTGAGAATCCGCATTTTGTCGAGATCATAGAAAGAACGCTGTTAATGTCTGTGATTCTGTCAGAAGTAAGCATGGTCGGGACGTGTTCATCAATCGTACTTTTTGAATCAAGCCCCAATTTCAATCCTTTAACGAACCTAGGAAGCTCCACTGTTGAGACACGAGTACCACCTTTTCCCTGTTTTGTCAGCGCGTTCTCATCAAGGAAAGTAATGTGCTGAGAATCCTCAACCTCATTTCCCTTTTTACTCCAGGCTATATCGAGATCTCTAAGCTCCATAAGTGCATTTGAGAAAATCGAGACACCTTCAGGAGATGAGTAGTCGATCGTATTGTTAAATGGTGTTTTTAAATAGGCGAACAGTGGCTTTTCTACGTTCATAATATGAACGACTTCTTCAATTGAAGACCACTCTGGAACGTCATGCAGCTCTATCTTTTTTCCAAGTGAGTTACTGCTATTTGACTTAAACGCTCTGTTCTGGATCTCGTACACGTTCATCTCTTCGCCTTCTTTACTTTTTGAGGTCGTGAAATGATGGTATTCAAGCCGGTAGTAGTACAATTTATCTTTTAAAAGTCGATTAATAAAAATGCATCCTCTTATATCTCCGTTGCTGGTCTTTTCTGTGATTGCAAAATCCCACGGCATAATATAATCGATCATGTTGTCTGTATTCATTGAACCGTTCGGCTTTAAAATTATCCCACCGACTCCAAGCATATCTTCTACTTTGTCCCGGATGGAAGTGTCAACCATTGCCCTGATGCACTTATTAATAAAATCCGCTCTCTCCGAACCGGTTATGCTCACTGATAAATCCATGCAAGCTTTCTTTGCTGTGTACTGGCAGAGAAATTTTGCGAAATTTATCGTCCTGATGTCTTTATTTTTCGAATCCACCCAAAAAGGACTTCCATTAATGATGTCGTTCCATCTCTGCTGTGAGTTCTCAATCTCCGGAGAAGTAATAAACTCGACATTAAATTCTTTTTCTGCATCTGTTCTAAAAAACTTCATGATCGTCTCCCTTATTTTTTCAAAAAAATTCATTCTACATCCCTCAAATTTCAAGTTGTCTGAAAACTTCATTTATTTTATGCCATTGGATCGCTATCCAGTCAACCATCGTCTCTTCATGTCCAAATTCTGTAAAATGTTGAAAATTTGACTGCAAACCGCTTTCGGCAAGAAATGCATGTATTATCTCATGTCGAAGTTGTTTTCTTTTCAAGCAGTCAAAATCTCCTACTTCGTTCACATTATCTGACCGTAAATGTATCTCTCTGCTTGTATAATCGCAATAACCATCCGTATCACTGTTTTTAAATTCTTCAATAATAATCTTATATTCTGCTCCCAGCACATTAATCGTCTTCATATTCTTCAATTTCTTCTTCCTCCTCATCATCATAAAGACCGTCATTCCTTCGGCTGGTCATGATGATTCTGTTCAATGCATAAATGTTTGCCATGATCGTATCCTCTTCTAAGGTCGGGTATGCATCCGAGAATGAACCATCTGGAAGCTGCTCATGCTCTGCCTTTGTAAACTCTTTTTCTGTATTCGGGCAACGTTCTGGATCAATGACAATCTTATTGCATCGCTGAAGCCACTCCCAGCAGTAATCCCTGCCTTTTCCACTTCCCCATCTTTTCTTTGCCCCGATCGCATTAAATCCCCAGTCCTGCATCTCTGCTATTCCGTCCGGTCTGGCAGAATCGCATATAATCTCGACATTCATAAATTTCTTTATCTTCCTGGCAAAGGTAGAGTTTTTACATTTTTTAGAATACACTTCGCCAAAAATATAAAGAGTGTCCGTCTCGTAATCGTAATAGTTCTGGCTGAACACCTGTGGGTGTGTGTATCCGAAGTCCAAACCGTGGTTTACTGTGTCAAATGTCATTAACTCCTCATCCGATATTTTTCGGATTTCTAAATTGTCGAAGATGCCGCCGCCTGTTCCAGTGACTTCTCCGAGATAATTATTTTTATAATATAATGGTTTGTGAATCCTGAACCACTCCGCACGCTCGAAAAATCGTTTTCCAAGCCACTTTACCGGGACATTATAATAATAGCTATGACAGATCCGTGTATGTGGCTTATTCTTGCATTCTTCGGTGTACTCATTCATAAAGTTGTTTTTTGACTTCGGAGGATTGAAGATTTTAATATCAAGCGCCGGTGTATCTGCTCGCAGAAATGTATCCTCGATGTTATCCATCTGCTCCACACCTGCCATCTCGTCGCATTCCTCATGGATCAGCATCTTAACGTAGCCAAATGGCACATTAAATGACTTCAAGCTGATAGGCTTATCTGCTCCCACGAACATTACCATCTGCCCGGTCGGCTTATACACCGCACACATTGGAGACTGCTTAAAGTCCCAGTTATCCAGATCATTACACCGGATCACCACCTTCATAAACTGATTATAAACAGATCCTCTCAAGTCAATCTTATATCGTCTTGTGTATACGATATGCGCCTGAGGATCCTGTCTGATCGTCTCATATGCAAGATTCCCCCAAAAATTGGACTTAATAGAACCGCGCCCACCCTTCGATATGATCTCGTGTATGTCTATCTCTCCGGCAAAGGCTTCATGTACCGTTCTGTAAATTTCCACAAAGTCGGATGTTATGTCTGTGATTGGAAGCGTCCATAGTGCCGCCTTCTCTCTTTTCTCTTTCTCTTCAGCTTCCAACTTATGCTTTTCCGCAATCGTTAAAGCTTTCTCCAGTCCGTCCATTGCCTTAAGCTGATCGGAAAAGTCCGGGGAGAATCCGAGACCGTCCACAACTTCGCCCTTTGCGATTTTACTTCTGCGCTCTTGGATTTCTGCAAGCGACATGATATCGCGATGCTGTTCTTTTTCGATTTGCTCCATTTTTTCCGCTATATATTCTGTAATGACAGTTTTTGACAGCAGTTTTTGTGCGCTTCTATTCGCTCCATTTTTACTATATCCGGCTTTTATGTACGCCTGTGTTGCATTCCCACCATTTTTTATATACTCATCAGCAAACGCTTTCTGTTTCGGTGTGAGTTCTCCCTTCATCCACTCACCGCCTTATAAATATCAATCAAACAGAATATTACTTCCGGGATAGATGCCGTTTTAAAAATTTCAAAATCTTCTGTTTTCCATTCTTGTTTTTTCGTTTTAAAGGTGTACACTGGCGTAATTATTCTGTAAATTGTGATCATGCGCTTCTGGTCCGCACTGTAAAATTGATTTTGGTTTATTTTTATAATCAGCCCACGCTGGACAATCGCAGTCTGAAGCTTTTTTACTTTTCCTTTTAAATTTGCCAAAGTGCACACCTCCCATCATTTTACTTATAATTTTATTATAAGATATTTTTTAATAGTTTTTGTTCCATTTTTAGGCATAAAAAAAACGGCTATATTTCAAGCCGCTTTTTTTTAAAATCTTAAGTAATAAGTTCCCCCAAATTCATTACATTTACATTTTTTTACAATATCATCAAAGTTCGCCTCGTTCATGGTGGCGTACCCGCTAGTACGCAGAAGACCATCTATTGTTTTAAGCCTAAAGCTCATTTCGCTCAGGCTTTCAGCGACGCAGGCTTCCCACTCGTTACCATTATCATCTGCCACATGTACAACATACCAACGTCCCCTGTTTGAAGCCCATTTAAAAGTCTCTCTTAATGTTTCAAAATCTTTTCCTTCGTCAAAAATAATACCTTCTTTATTTTTTAATACGCAACTATACATAATTTTATCTCCTTTTTTTCAAATTAATATCCTAGGTTTTTACTGGTCAATGTCCGGCAGAAATTCTCCGGTGTGTAATTCTTCCGCAACAATCCTGTACGCTTTTCGGATTGTGCTGGCTCTATTTACCAGATACTCCCAGCCCTGCACGTCTTTTTCTTTCCAGTCTCCCATGTACTCGGCTTTCACTTCGTCATCAAGATTAATAAAATCCATGATTTCTGTGTCATGTCTGTTTTCAATTTCTGCGATCATTTTCTGTAATTCCTGATAACATTTTTTTAATTCTTCCATCTTTTTATCCTCCTTATTTTACGATCTTAAATCCCATCATTTTATATGTGCTTACTTCTGATTTTTTAACAATGATTTTATGACCGTTTGCGATCATTTCAACACCGTTCTTTTTAAATTCTGCCATCTGCTCCGGTGTTATTGTCTCTGGCTTATCTGCCAAACAGGACTTTGGACACCAGAATGTAAACTCTCCATTATCAGCTTTAACTTTAATTTTTACTGCTTTCTCTGTCTCTCCAATCTGCTCTTTCTCTCCGTCTGCAAAAAACTGTCTTTGTGAATCTGTTAAATTTTTCTGTAGAAACCAATCTTTAATGTAAAGCATCTTATTTTCCCTCCGGTGTATTATATGTTTTCCTTGTTTCTGATATTATAATACACCGAAAACGGTGTGTTGTCAATACTTTTTACATTATTTTTAAAGTATTTTATTTTTTCTCATTTTCTATATATTTAATAATGTTCCCCGGCTGCATGTCCAGTATATCGCAGATCTTTTCGAGCGTTTTAATCCCGACCATTTCGCCTTTTCTCAATAATTGGATCGAACTTTCTCCTATGATCTGCTCTTTTCTTAGCCGTGTCGTGTTATATCCGCTTTCTTTCAGCGTTTCCAGTACGTCAATTTTATAAGTAAGCATCTGCACACCTCTCTTTCGTATTTATTATATACCAGATACATTTTTCTTTCAATTAATTTTACACCAAAAAAATACACAATTATCGCTGATATTTTTGCACTTATTTTGGTGTATTTGTATATTGTAATTACACTGTTTTTAGTGTATTATAATATTAACAAAGGAACAGAAAACAAAGCACACAAACAACCGTTCGAAAGGAGAAAAACATATGAAAAAGATACCAAATCAGAAACTGACCGCATCAGTTCACTATCCGGGAGAAAACAATGATAACTTTTTAATTGAAAGCGAAAAATATTCAACTAAAAAAGATTTTAAAGAAGCTTTAAATAAAAGCGGTCTAGTAATCATTCACATCAGCACAGAAAGGGATTTATATGAAAAATAAGAACTTCCCGATTTACGGCTGCTTCACTTCCAAACGTGGCACGTTCTGGAATTATAAGATATATGAAGATCTCACTGTTGAGCAGTGGCACCAAAGTTTTAAAAAATGCGCTGGTGGCTACAGATCTAGTAAAGATATTTACAGTCCGAAAGTCACAGTGGAATGCGCAGAATACATAAAAAATAGACATGGTTTAGAAGTTAAATATGTGGAGGGAATGAAACATGCAGGAATATGAGGTACATTACAGTTATTTAAGTGGACACGGATTTTTTACAATGACTATAAAGGCAGAAAGTCAAAGCGATGCGAAAAGAATTGCCTTAGAAATCCTAGATACAGGAATTTTTAAACTGATTTAACCGCGGCAGAGGATGACCGCCGGATCACTTCCGGCGGTTTTTTTGTGTGCAAATTTTTATTTTTATATCCATATTCTGCCTTGCACATTTTCCAAATACAGCCATTTTTATGCGTGCCATGCGTGCGTTATGTGTGCAGTTCTATGCGTGAATCAAAGTATTATGCGTAACTGTCCGCTACTTTCTTCTTCGTATAAGCTCCGGCTGTTGAGCATCCTTAATGCCATTTTCTTTTTTCTGTAAAAATGCGTGCGTGAAATCGGCATAATCCCATAGCGTGCTTCCATTTTGTCATATGAGATATTATTTAAAATTGATTCTGCTATTTTATCGCCTAGGTAATCGTCTATGCGTGTGCATATCTCTATCGTTTCATCTCTGCTCATTTTAAAGACCTCCCTATGCGTGACACATAAGTTTCTTACAACATTATACCATATATCAGTTCATAAAAACACAACATATTATCGTATTCATGCAACATTATTATATTTTTATTCATTTAATCATTGTTCTTTGATATGTATTTTTTTACCGGTTCTTTCTTGGTTTTTTTAATACTTTTCGGTATGATCTCCTTCTACTAACAACCACTAATACACTTTTATTTTCGTACAATATTAGCCAGCTGTCCGGTATAAGTCCTCTCGACTTTAAAAATAATTTTTCCTCCTTTGTCGGTTCTCTTCTTTTATATTCTCTTTTTAACATGTCTCCTCTCCTTTTTTTTCACTAACTGCTTGTCGTCAAACCATTTTATCGTGCCACCGCCAAACTTTACTTCCGGCTGTATGATAATGCTTTTTCCTATATGTTTTACTTCACCGTTTTTTATTGCAGTGAAAAAATGCAATGTTGTTTTATCCATGTTTTCAATACATCCGCTAAAGTTCATTTTTTGCTCTTATCAAATTTTAAACGCCGTCCGCAATATGGACAGCATTTATATTCTTCCATCACGCTCATTCCACAATCTTTATCTGGACATCTCCACTCTGGAAAGCTACCACAATATAAAACTATGTACCCCACAAATTCAGCTTTCTTTTTTATCAGTTTCATGTTGGTTCCTCCGTTAAAGTTCAGTTTAAGCTGTCTTATGAACGCTTCTGATAACATATTTTAAAAACCAACCAAATGTAGCATCCTCAGAAATTGCGCCATCTGACTTTAATTGCAGAAATGCTTCATATTTTGCCTTACTTGGTGTGCTTTCAAAAATCGTTTTACACCACTCATTTCCTTCTACATCCATCCACCATATACAGTAATTATGTTTTTCTACAGTTTTCATATTTATTTCGCCTCAATCTCAATGTTCAGTTTAGTCAATTCTTTCAAAATACTCTTCCAGTGTTTTATAAGTAATATCAATATAACCGAAGTCATCATCACCGTTTTCCAAGTAAAGGCGTATATCAGATTCGCCAACATATCCATCTGTATACTCATATACGCTACCCTCATGAATTGTCGCATATTCATCTGTAGGGCATTCATTTTCATCGTATTTTGGTAAATAAAACTCTTTAATACATTTATATTTTTGCATACGGCACCTCCACAAAATTCTAATTTAACTCACATATCTTGTTTTAACTCAATTTAACTCAACTCCGAATTAAGCAAATCTAAGTTGACCAGTCTGATCTGCTTCGATCTGCATATTCGGCATCCGTTCTGCCACGCACAGTTCCGGAAGATTTGCTCTTACCAATGCATCTGGAATTGGCGGACACACTGCATTGCCGCATCTTCTGACCTGTTCGCTCCGCGGGTAGGTCTTTCCGGTATAATCATGGTCGATTATGTAATCATCCGGGAATCCCTGGCAACCATATAATTCTTTAGGCTCTAACATCCGCAATCCAATGTCTACGATCTGATAGTCTGTCCCATTTATGGTCACTAATCCAAAGCGATCCTGTGCAGTGACTGTATCAAGCGGATCTTTGATATCCTGCCCTGTTCCCTGCCCATAGTATTTAATCAGAAATGCTCTGACCTCTCCAAAATGTCCGTCACCGGCTGTGATCGTTGGTAATGGCTGTCTGATATCTTTTCCGTCACAATGATTGTTCATCTGGATCAGATTCGCAGTAACAACGCTGTTATGATCCCATGCGGTCACTGTCGGAAGCGGATTTTCTACTGTTTCCCCAGCACCTTTATATCCTCCGTCATAGTACTTATGCAGGAATGATGTGACCAGTCCATATCTGTTTGAGCTGTCAACTGTCATGATTGGGTCTTCTATAGTCTGTCCTCTTACTCCATCTTTTGAGGTTTCCGAATGGTACTGGATCAACGTAGGACTTATCAGGCAATGCTCATTTTTACTCACAATGGTTGTAAGCGGCTCCCGGACATCTTTGCTCCGGTCTTTTGTAAATCCAGTCTGCCCGATCTGCACCATATATGGCTCTACAATCCCATATCCGTGCTTTCCGGTTATAGTCGGCATTGGCTCTCTAATGTCATTCGGTCTACGCTCACCATCATGATTACACTGAATGATAAAAGGCTCTGGATTATCCAGAATGAATTTTTTAAATCCCCTTGCTATCCTATCCATCGTCTTTTGTGCCAGCGGTCTCACTGCCCGGATTCCGTATTTTTCTTTTATTTCTTCTGAAGTATCGAAGATACTCGGACATGGCAAGGAAAAATCTAACTGTGTGTATGCTCCAACATATGGTTTGAGCAATCCTTTCTTGACTTCTTCACTGTCTGCCGGTGCGTGTGTCGGCTCTGGCCAGACAATCGTCTTGCCGTCACACCTGGCGATCATGAAAAATCTCTTTCGCATGGTAGGTGCTCCGTAGTCAGCGGCAATCAGCTCCCGAAATTCCACTTTGTATCCCAGATCAGTAAGCTGCTGCACAAATTTTTCAAAAGTCTTACCCTGCTTGCTCTTAATTGGATGATGCCGCCTGTTTAACGGTCCCCATGTCTTAAATTCCTCTACATTCTCAAGCATGATAACCCTTGGTCTTACAAGCCCCGCCCATCTTAAGGCTACCCATGCAAGACCTCTGATATTTTTATCTTTTGGTTTTCCACCCTTTGCCTTGCTGAAATGCTTGCAATCTGGGGAAAACCAGGCAAGTCCAACCGGATGCCCATTGCATGCTTTGACCGGATCAACAGCCCACACATTTTCGCAGTAATGCTCTGTATTTGGGTGATTAGCTTTGTGCATCTTAATAGCTTCTGGATCATGATTGATTGCAATATCAACACTGTATCCGGTTGCCATTTCTATACCAGTGGAAGCACCGCCACCGCCGGCGAAGTTGTCAACTATCAATTCTCCGTGTATCATTTTCTTCAAAAGGAACCCGGCGCGCCTTTTATCCGGATAGGTTCCGGCTCCTTTCTTTCAATCAAATCTTGTTTCTTTACAAATTCTCTTTTCTATGTTTCTTCTAAGGGTCTTGTTATCACTTCCCTTTACAAATCTGTGCAATAAATCCCATTGGTAACCTCTTCGTTTAAAGCACGCAATCGAACACCATTCAACATCACAATGCGCACAAGGCTCACCGAGACATTCATTTATTTCATTCACAGGTTTTTCTTCAAACAAATTAATCTGTCCAGAAATCTGTTTAACATCCATCACTCCCTTACTGTTGTGCCAAATAGCACATTATCCCACAATCCGGAAAAATCTCTGTGTTCATGTTTCCTCTGTCCGGATCAAGTTCATCTAAGTAAACTTGTCCGTCTTTATCCTTAATGATTGAATGTCCTACTTCTCTTTCCAACTTTGCCCGACCAATGAATACCTCTGGAAAATCTTTTCTGATTCTATTCCAGTAACCCATACCGCCTTTAATGCATCCAATACAATTGTTATTTGGATATCCAAGGTCATACATCAAAGGTCGTGCAAAATCAAAAGTACGTTCAAACAATCCATGTACCTCTTCTTTTGATAAATTCTTTTCTATGAGCGGAAATTCATGTTCAGCCTGTGGATTTGCTTCTATCGTCCGTTCGGCTCTGTCTCTTTCTTTAAGGTCAAATCCCCAGACATAGGTTAATTCGCAATCCTTATGCTTTTCTTCCCACTCTTTTCTCACCCTCTTTTTCAACCAATTTGTGCAAGGTGCAAATCCATTGTTCGCATCTTTGAAACCACCGAATACTCTTACACAATCCTTAATGAATCTGATACTATCCTCGTGTTGGTCTGCAATATCAATGTAAATCCATTCATCAACATCTCCTGCTAAATATCCAGCCATAAAACTTGATATTCCTGCACTTACCCAACATACTTTTAATCTTTTCATGTCTTCCTCGATATATTCCCAATTATCAGAAGCTCCGTCTGGCATATTCCATCCCATATCTTCAACCGTGCAATGATGATATGGTATGTACACAGCCTTAAGCACTCTCTTGAACCGTCCGTTATCTACCGTAACCAAGCACTCATCAGAGCAATTTCTATCTTCGCATTTTGGCGTATAATTTACATTCCAATTAGCCATTTTTAAACTCCTTCTGGTTTCTCACATCGCTCAAATTCAATAATCCAAACGTAAGGATTCGCACTCCAACCGTAGCGGTCAAGGTCAGGTTTCTTGATGGTACTGTTCCACAAATCTTCAAATTGTCCTCTTGCAGTACATTCTCCAGTAAGCATTCCACTGTTACATCCTTCCGCTTGTGCCTGTACTTCTGTTATCTCCTGCAACCGCTCCACCCTCACATCCGTAACCTTAAGCCAGATACGTGCCGCTTCTTTCGGCATGTGGATGGATGGTTTCCACTTTGTAACATCGGCAATGTCATTTCTTTGCCAATCTTCGTAGTAATAGTATCCGTTCGGTGCCTTTTTCCATGTTTCCCGGACATACAGGATATCGCCAGGCTCGCAAGGCAACTTAAAAAATTTCTCTCCATACCCATCTGCAAATGTACCTCTACACGATATGTACCCTTTAGGTGTAAAAGCGGTATATCCCCATACTGCATCATCAGGAATAAAGCCTTTTACAATTCTTCTCGTTGCATCTTTTCTCCCATCCAGAATCGCACGAACCATTTCTGTATTGAATAAAATCGGCTTAATTGCCATCTACTCCACCTGCCTTTACAATCTCCAACAAATCATCTACCAAATCCTTGACCTCATACATCATCATAGTGTCGTAGGATTTTGACTGCTGATCTGTTGTCTTATTTCCATACTTCGTACAGTCTTTAAGAAATGCTGTGCGTTCTTCCAACTGTTCCACGACCTCGTCCGGGTCGTAGGCGGTCGGCTGTGCATCAATCTTCTGCGCTAACGCATAGAACATATCATCACTACGTTTCTGTGTAAGAAGAATATCCATAAACCATTGTTGATATAATTCTTGCTTTAATGTCTCATCATCAATCAGTCTTCCCATCGTTCGCCCTCCTGTTCCAATCTGTAGTTGCTTTCGTTCGCTCGTCTTTCCCTGTTCTGATTCCTCCTTCCTGATCCATGTACATCTCACATTCATAGCTTTTTGGAAGTTCTGTTCCGCATTTCATACATTTGATTTTGAACATTACCCCAACATCCGAATGCAATGGCTTATTTCTAATGGTTAAGAACATTGCTTTTCCACCGCAGAACGGACATGGCTTAAGGCTTTCACTCATTCTTCATCACCTCCAAAACTAAATTCAATCCCATCGCTCCAATCGACACCTAACTGTTTACATTTTGCTCTCGTAGATGTACCTCCAGAATGACTGGTTCTGAAAAGAAACAGTTCTTGAACGATACTAAAATATGACATTCTATAATAAAAGCGTTCCTCTTCGTCCAACTCCCTAATAGCATCTTCACCATGCACATATTCGTACCATTCCTCGAACTTTCCGACCAACTCCTGCATAAGGCTAATGCAATACTTCAAGATGTACTTTTCATCGTGGCTCTCCAATTCTTTCTCTACAATCTGTTTCTCCATCGCCGCCCGGCATTCTTCCACCGTGCCGATTGCGCGGTACTGCTTCAGTTCTTCCAACCATTCAGCAAGTTGCTCATGTTCGTTTGCACATATAGTATTGCCATATGTAATGGCTTCTTTATCAACCGATTCTGGAATATACGCATTATCTTCGATTAGTCTTGCTGACATCTTTTGGCATTCAGCTACTTCTCTTGCGTGTGATATAGCTTCATCAATTGTCATAGTCACACCTCCAACAGTTCCGGGTTATCAATCATGTTGCCAATCACTTCAAAAT